TGTAGCGATTGTTAATCCAACGATTACTTCATTAGGAACCTTAGTATTGCAAGAAATTTTAACAGGGGGTCTTGGTAAAAAAGGCGGTGGAGGTGAGGCTGGTGGTAACAATTTAATATTAAAAGGATTAACACCATACTTGTTTAGATTAACCAATGCAGATACTCAGAACAATGCTCATGCTGCTGAGATTATATTAAGTTGGAATGAATAATGGTAAAGAAAGCTTATCAAAATCCTGAAGGTGGACTGAATGAAAAAGGACGTAAATACTTTGAAAACAAAGATGGTGGAGATCTTAAACCACCACAAAGTTCTGGGACAGATGGTCGTCGTGTCAGCTTTGCTGCACGCTTTAGTGGGATGGATGGTCCTCTAAAAGATGAACAAGGCAGACCAACACGATTGAAAAAAGCATTACAAGCGTGGGGATTTCAAACAAAAGAGCAAGCAAGAGCATTTGCTAATAAAAATAAAAAGGGATAATTATGGTAGCAATGATGAGATTAAAAGCTGAAGATGTTTTAAAACGACATGAGAAGGCTTTAATTAAGAAAGAAGACTTTAGAAACTTATACGAAGAAGCGTATGAGTTTGCTCTACCACAACGTAATCTTTATGATGGTCATTACGATGGTAAAGTAGGCGGCACAAAGAAAATGGATCGTGTGTTTGACTCTACAGCCATCAACTCGACACAGCGATTTGCTAACCGTATGCAATCAGGCATTTTCCCTCCACAACGTAAATGGTGTCGATTAGAACCAGGATCAGATATTCCATTAGATCGTCGTGCTGAAGCTCAAGGCGCGTTAGATATGTATAATGAAAAACTATTTGATACACTCAAACAATCTAACTTTGACATTGCTATTGGTGAATTTTTACTTGACCTATCTGTAGGTACAGCAGTCATGATGGTGCAACCCGGTGATGACATTAGTGCTATTAACTTTATTCCGGTACCACAATACTTAGTATCTTTTGAAGAGGGTGCTAATGGTCAGATTGATAATGTGTACAGACGTATGCGCATGAAAGGTGAAGCAATACAAAGACAATGGACTGATGCAAAGATTCCATCTGACTTACAAAAAAAGATTGATGATAAACCCACAGACGATGTAGAGTTAATCGAAGCAACAATCTTTGATCAAAAACGTGGTGACTATTGTTATCATGTTATTCACAAAGAATCTAAAACAGAATTAGTTTATAGACGCATGAACTACAGTCCATGGATCGTATCACGTTACGCTAAAGTGGCTGGTGAGATTTATGGTCGTGGTCCATTAATTACAGCACTGCCTGACATTAAGACATTAAACAAAACATTAGAGTTAGTTTTAAAGAATGCATCACTCGCAATTAGTGGTGTGTATACAGCTGCTGATGATGGTGTATTAAATCCTAATACCGTAAAAATTATGCCGGGTGCTATTATTCCTGTAGCACGTAACGGTGGTCCACAAGGTGAATCACTTAGACCATTACCACGTTCTGGCGACTTTAATGTGTCTAACATTGTAATGAATGATTTACGTATGAACATTAAACGTATCTTATTGGATGAATCATTACCACCTGATAACATGTCAGCACGATCAGCAACAGAAGTTGTAGAGCGTATGAAAGAATTATCACAGAATTTAGGTTCTGCATTTGGTCGACTCATTAATGAAACAATGATTCCATTAGTATCCAAAATACTGCAAGTGATGGATGAACGTGGTATCATTACATTACCGTTAAAAGTAAATGGTTTAGAAGTAAAGATTGCACCAGTAGCTCCATTAGCTATGGCACAGAATATGGATGATGTGCAAAACATTTTACAGTATGCACAGATTGCACAACAAGCTGGACCAGAAGGCGCAATGAATATTAAGATTGATGAAATGATGGATTACATTGCTGAGAAGTTAGGTGTTCCTCAACGCATGAGACCTACACCAGCTGAGCGTATGGTAATGAAACAACAAGCTGCACAAATGGCTCAACAAGTTGCTCAGCAAGAAATGATGATGCAGCAACCACAAGGATAATACATGGCTGGATGGGAAGATTTAGAACAAGCATTACCACTTGATGTAAGAGATGTAAGTCAAAAAAGAGAAGATATAGATCGTCTCTGTCTAAGAGTCCTAGGGAGCGAGGATGGCGAAAAGTTAATGAAATGGCTGCGTGATGCAGTCGTTGAGCAACCTGTTGCCTTGCCAGGAAGCGACCCTAGTTACGCATTCTATCGTGAAGGTCAGAATAGTATAATTAAGGATTTAGAAGCAAGGTTAATTAGAGCAAGGAAATTATAATGGAAGAAGCAATCGAGCCTAGTGTTCAGGCAACTGAATCTACTGGCTTACTCGATGGAGCAACTCCGCAAATTGAGGAAGCTAGTGCTGACGTTAACCCACAAAAAGTAGAAATAGATCATCGCGATCCTGAAGAGCTAAAAGCAAAAGAAGAGTTTGCTACAGCTCAACAAGAAGATGATGATGAAGAGTTGGAAAGACCAGACTGGTTTCCAAAAAACTTTTGGAAAGAAGAAGAGTCAATGCCTGATATTGAGGCAATGGCAAAGTCATGGTCTGATTTAAGAAAACAAATATCACAAGGAAAACATAAAGCTCCAGAGGATGGTAATTACGATACCTCTGCGTTTGGTGGAATCCCTGAAAATGATCCAATACGTAATCATGTTATGAATTGGGCAAAAGAGTATCAAGTCAGCCAAGCTGCTCTTGATGATCTAGTTGGTCAAGTAGTTGATATGCAATTGATGGGTGCAAAAGAAGCATCAGTCAATGTAGAGCAAGAGAAGAAACTTTTAGGTCCAAATGCTGATGCTAGAATTAATGGTATTGTTAAATGGGCTGGTAGTTTAGTTCAAAAAGGCGTTTGGGGTCCAGATGACTTTGAAGAGTTTAAAGTAATGGGCGGTACTGCAAAAGGTATTGCTGCATTAGAAAAGCTGAGAGCATCATATGAAGGTCGTGTTCCAGTAGAAACAACTCCAGTAGAAGGCGCACCATCTAAAGATGAACTCTATCAAATGGTCGCTGATCCTCGATATCAAACTGATCCATCATTTAGAACTAAAGTAGAAAGAGCTTTTGCTCAAAACTTTGGTTAAAATCGCTTGACAATACGCTTTATCCTAGAGTAAAATCTGGGATAAGGCTTATTGTATCTATTCTGTATACAACCCTTAGACGCAAGTAACCTTGTCGACTGGCTATCGTAAATAGCAAGTTTCAGCCCAGTTTCACTGGCATACTAAAACGATTAATACATATTTTTATTAATTACTTTAAGGAGTCAATAATGGCTATTGGTTTATCTAATGCTTTTGTTACCCTATTTGATGCCGAAGTTAAACAGGCTTACCAAGCTAAAGCACAGCTTGTTGGTGCCGTAAGACAAAGACGTGGCGTTGAGGGTTCAACAGCAAAATTCCCGAAAGCGGGTAAAGGCGTAGCAACATTACGTATTCCACAAACAGACGTAACACCATTGAATGTGGATTTTTCACAAGTAACAGCAACAATGCAAGATTGGAATGCAGCAGAATATTCCGACATCTTCATGCAACAAAAAGTTAACTTTGACGAAAGACAAGAATTAGTGCAAGTTGTGGCTAATGCTATCGGTCGTCGTCAAGACCAACTTATTATTGATGCATTAACAGCATCTTCAACATCTAACACTGTTTCTAATGACATCGGTGGTACAGATACTAACTTAAACTTAGACAAGCTTTTAGCTGCTAAGAAAGCGTTAGATAAAAACAATGTACCTCCACAAGATCGTCATATGGTAATTCATGCTAACTCTTTAGCTGCATTACTAGGCGAAACAGAAGTTACTTCATCTGACTACAACTCAGTTAAAGCTTTAGTATCTGGAGAAATCAATACATTCTTAGGTTTCAAATTCCATGTACTTGGCGACAGAACTGAAGGTGGTTTAGCTGTTGACGGTTCTAACGACAGAACTATTTGGGCATTCCACAAAGATGCTCTTGGTTATGCTGAAGGTATGGGTCCTAAAACAGAGATCAATTATGTTCCAGAAAAAACATCATTCTTAGTAAATGCTATGTTCTCAGCTGGTGCAGTAGCGATCGATGCTGAAGGTATTGTTCAAATCACATGTCGTGAAGCTTAAGGAGAATAACACATGGCTTATAATAAAGACAATCTACAACCAATAGGTGGTCAGTCTAAAGCTGGTAATGCTCCTCAAATGT